GTTATTAACAAGAGAGCCGGGGCGCGTGATGCGTCTCGGCTCTCGTCCTTGTCGGGATAGTTCCGGGTTGCCCCGGCAAGTAATACGTTAGAATGGGTGCGAGGGTCGCCTCAGCACTCCTGTACGGCTGTTCTTGATGCTGTTGACTTCCTCCTGCGCCTCCAACGCTTTTTCAAGCCAGTTACGCGCAGCTTCGGGGTGCGTGATGCTCAACCAATCATATATCACACGAGCTACCATAAACTCATGGATTAGTTTGTTGAGCAGGTGCAGGGTGGTTCGTGACATCGTGGCCGGCACTTTCATGACGATTTCGTAATCTTCGGGTGTCCACATTCGGTCACAGATAACTTCGTCGTCAATCGGCTCCTGCTTTGTGTAGGGATAAAGCATTTCAACGGCTGCGGCATGAACGACCCCTAAAATGCGGTTCACCCTATCGACATTGCCCTCCTCACCGATTTCAACGAGGGTGTGCTGTGCGTGTTGGTTTTCCTCGCCCCACACATGCCCCTCGATATAGGCATAATTCTTTATGTCGTAAAGCAACTGCGCACGATGAAACACCAACGTCACATTCTTTGTGACCTTGCTGTCCCCAGCATCTGAATTATAGCAGTCCTCGCTGCAACCGATATGATACATGGCTTAATCGTTATAAGTGGGACGTGTTGGCCTTTCGCGCTTGTACAGGGCTTGCTTGGCTCGGTCGAGTGCATCGGTGGCAAGGTTGGAGTAGTTCTGCGCGTCATTCGGGGAGGTGATTACAAACCACTCCGAAAGAGTGCGGTCTACAATATACTCGTGGAGCATACCGCCAAGGCTGTCACATGCCGAGTTGTTGAAATTTGAGGGGAGCAAGAAAACAAGCTGTAGCTTTCCTCCGTCCTCGACCGTCTTGTTTATGCGGTTATTGGAGGTAGAACCGTCCTCATGCAAATACTCTCCGAGTTCCACTTTCAGATGGGAGAAAGCATTGCTGATGGCACGGAGTATCTGATAAGCGTGTTCATCGTCCTCACTCGCTTGCATATACGCAGTGGCACGGTAGTCCTTGCCTTCTGCGTTTCGCGCTTGGCCTGTAAGATGCGACTTATTCATCACGTCAAACTTGATTTCTTTCGACTCAAGCGTTACTGTAATGGTCTTTTTCTGTTCCATTGTGATGTATTATTTATTAGTTTAATCATCGTAGGTGGGACGTGTCGGCTTTTTCTTATACACGGCCTTGCGGTGAATATCGTCAAGGAGGGTGCTTGCTTTGTCAGCATAATCACCGGCTTCTCCTTTGTTTGTGTAGACGTACCACTTGGCTACTATGCTCTGCACGAAATAACTGAACAGGCTGAGTCGCATACTCGGCAACAGAGCCTCGTCAAAGGATTTAGACACATCAAGCCTCAATTCGTAATGCTGCCTTTGCAAAATGGGAGGAAGTGCGGCAGAATTGGGGGCTATGGGGTCTACAGGGAGAACAGGGTCTACAGGTGGTGTGACGATAGCATCACGCACCATTCCCTCAAAAGTGACAAGGCCGATAAGCTCTTGGCAGATGTCCGCTCGGCTCTCCTCCCAAAATCTTTCAAGGTGGTTCTCGTCCTCATCAACAGTAGATATGCGGTGCAGTGCGTTTTCGTCATTGTCCATCTTGCCGCCTGTGTAGGCGGTGGTGACTGCAATCTCCTGCATCACATCTTCCTTATTGATTGATAGTGTTATCTCCATGTCAAAAACTGATTATTGAATAAGTTACTCCGACACCTATATACGGCTGAAAGCCCTTTGCCCCATAGCCATAACCGGCTGTTATTCCTATGTGCCAACGCTTGGGAGGCTTCCATTCTCGCTTGGTGATAATTGTTGTTGGTGCAAATACTCTGATGCTGTCGAGCCGTGGGTCTACCGGGCCGCTCACCCATGCTTCATAAGTGCTGTCGGCATAGTGTCGTTGTGTTATCGGAAGTTCCACGATTGCGCTGTCTTGGCTACATCGGGGTTCGCCTCCGGCGCCGGCGCCATAAACGGTAGAGTGAATTATGCTGTCCTCACAAATACTGTCCTTGTCGCCACGTTGTCGAGGTTCGCCTCCTACACCTCCACCGAGGAAACGATATGTCGGTAGAGTATAACGGTGTGTGCCTAACGCCAACTCTGACTGCGGCATCGGTGCGTAGTACGGAATGGTGTCCACGGTCGTTTCCTTTGTTTCCGTCACGGTGCCGGGCGGCTTCTCCGTGCGGTCTTTGCCGATGATGAACCCGGCAAGGAATGCTGTCAGTCCTGCAAGTGCTAACAGGATATAGTGTTTCGTTTTCATGACTTGTTGATGTTAGAGTTTGAGGCCGTCTGCTGTGGGTTCAATGGTAGAACCTGTAGAGGGGTCTTTACTTGACGGATAAGGGTTGTCACAGTTCAGACGTTTCAAATCCATGCCGAGCCACATTACACCCTCTTGGAGTTTGGTAATGGCAAGGCTGCGCTCACGAGAGGCAGGCAGTTCCTTAACTCTTTGGACAATCTCGTCAATGTCTTTACGCAGTTGTTTATTAGCAACTATTTCCGTTTCTCTGTTCATGATTTGATAGTGTTGATGTACTGAATGATTGAATTGACGTGCAGAGTTACTATCGCCTGTTTGCCCTCCTCGGAAAGCAGAAACTTCACCTCCTCCTCATTGTCTTGGAAAAGGTTCTCGGTCAGAACCGCCGGACAAATGGTGTCGCGTGTCATTGCGAGGGATTGAACCCAATATTTTTCGGGCGGCACACAACGGTTGCCCATAAGCCCCATGTCGGTGGCATTCTCCGTGAAGATTTGGGCAAGTCGTTTGGAGTTTGAAGATGCGTTCTTGCTGACCATGACGGAAAAGCCGGAAGCGGAATGCCATTGGCCGTCTGCCCCTGCCGCATTATTGTGTATTGACACAAGCACTACGTTCTTGGTGCCGAGTTTTTGCGCCCAACCATTGGCCTTGCGCACACGTTCTTTCAGAGGTGTATCGGTTTTCTCCGGCACAAGAAGTATAGTATCAATGCCGCGAAGCGTCAATTCCCTGCTTACGCGCTGAGCAATCTCGCGGCAATAGACGTATTCTTTCAGACGATTGTCGGGACTATGCTTGCCGCCGGTGATGGGCGGGTCGCCATGTCCGTTGTCGAGTAATACTTTCATATTCTATGTGAGTTAATGATGCGCTGAGTCGTTATTACTTGCGCTCAATAGGTCAAATATCCTCTGAGCGTCTTTTTTGTCTACTGCCGCGATGATGTCATTGAGTATTTTAGGCACATCACTCATGTGACTCTTTCGCCGGTTCGCGTGTTCAAACATACTCTTCGCTTCAACGACAATAAGCCCGGCACCGAACAGCACGGCCACAAAGGGCATGATGTAGAACGAAAAGAATATACCGAGGCAGTCCACGAGAAAGCCAATCATGATAAATCGCCAATACTCACTCATCTTGGCAATGGTAACTCTCAACTTGTGGGAGTGTACGCGCTGATGCGTCTTTTTCGCCGTGTGTACTCCGTCCCAAAGGTCGAGCATAATAGCTGCTATCACCAATATGCACACGGCAAGGAACACCCCAACGAACAGGTAGAGTTTGTTAAGTGGTACGATTGTTTCCATGTCTGTGTTGTGTTATGGTTTATTCGATGAGGTTGCTGGCGATGTCATGCCATGTGTAGTAGTTGGCAAGGAAAACAAAGACGGCACCCACAAGGCAACCGACAATATCCCATGCCAAATCCCACACGCAGAAATGATTTCCTTTCTGCTTGCTGTCTTTTACCTCTTTGTAGATGCCGAAAGCGAAAGCCACGGCAAAGGCAATGACGGCGGCAATGATTGCCGAGGGAAAATGAATGAACGACACAAGCACACCGATAAAGGCGGCGATTACGAACTCACAGAAGACGTGGAGCTTCTTGTCGCTCCCGGTCTTGTCATTGCAAATTTTCTTTGTCATGATAATTAACATTTGGTTTATACTATGCAAAGGTAGGCCGTAGTCGGTTCTCGCTCTCGTTATCTTTTGAGTTAGACAAAAAGAGAGCCACGGCTGCGCAGTCCGTGGCTCCTAATCGCATTATATGAAATCCTAACTTAGCGTTCAAAATCCAAACGTGGCTGGGGTAAGGTCGTCTTTTTCATTACAACCTGCGGCCAGTGTGTTATTAACGTGTTGTGCGGCGAGTTTACTGAATGCCGCAAACTCCTCCTCGCTGACAAAGGTGTAATAGATAGGCTTGCCGTTGGAGTCCTCGTTTATCTTTACCGTGCGAGGATATGCTTCTGAGGTGAGCCTCTCCATCATCATAAAGTTGCGTTGGTTTTCGTCAGACAACCATACGCGCATACCATTCCATATAAAACCGTTTATAATAGTTTCTTTGGTATGCTCGTTGATAGCTTCAACCAACACAGCCTCCACCTCCTCCCATGTAGGTTTATGGTCAAAGGTATAGCGATACTCATAAGTACCTCCATGCTCATCGGAGTATAGTCCGTAAAAGAGCGTAAAAGTTCTGCGGCCTACTTTTTGTAAGCCGTCCTGCCTTACCGGTGTGCCGTAAATCTTATTCATATGGCAAAGGTAACGCTGTATTCCGCGATTGTATCTTTATCTTTTGGGCTTATGTAAATTTTGGCAACGTCTTTCCGTCATAGTAGTCCATGACAATAGTTGTTTCAAAAGGAAATCCGTCCTCGATGTCACTTATTTGGTCGAGGATATTCTGCATCTCCTTGCTTGCCGTGAAAAACTTGTTGAACGTACCGTCCGCAATATTGCGGAAACTTACAAGGTAGCGACCATCGCCGTGTGCAGTTGTGAGGTCTGCCTCGTAATCGTGTATCTCAATCGGTGTATTCGCTATGCTACGAATTGGAACAACCTTGCCCGGAAAACGCTTTTTGCCGTCCTCCGGCTTGTAGGCTATGCCTAACTCTCCGAATTTTCTCATGTAATTATGTGTTAATTTGAAATATAAATGCTTGCAGTCGGCATGACAGGCCATGCCTTTGAATGAGCCGATAATTTCCTGTCTCCTCTTTCGGGATTTTACCTCTGACAAATGTCGGGCAACTTTCTTCTTAGTTCGCTTTCTCAGTAATGCGTGTGTGCCATAAAAGACAAAACCGAGGTAATCAATACCCTCGCTTATCGGTCTTACTGCCTCTGTGTTTTTAACGGTCAAATCTCTCTTATTAATTTCCTCATGGTATATATCTCGCAATTTCCATACAGGCCTTTTCAGACTTCCCCACATTGCGGAGTCGTCCATATACCTCTCATAAAGATACCTAACCTCTCCATTTGGTGCAATATATTTCGGAACATGGCAACACATAACATGGTCTACCGGCGACAAATAGAGATTGGCAAAGCATTGACTTGAGCGTAATCCTTTTGATAGTCCTTTCGGCAGTAAGGTGATGAAGTTGTCGAGGAAGCCTAATACAACAGGGTCTGAAATATATAGCCTTATTTCGGCTTTCATGCGCTCTTGGTCTATGTTGTCATAGTAGCCCTTTATGTCATTCTGACAGTAGAATTGCATCAACTCCGGCACTGCATTGTAATCCTCGACCATGCGATGAAATAGCCAATGCATACCTCGGCCTTGAATGCTTGCCGCCGTGTTCTGTATGAGCGTGGGGTTTACATATCTCTCCACCACTACCATTATCACATGGCACCCTATGCGATGATATACCCTCGGAGCTTGCACGACCCTTACTTTCGGGCCATCGGAAACAGTCATTTCTCGAATGTTCTCCGGGAGTATTCTAAATGTACCGTCCTGCAACTCTCTTTTCAGACGTACGAGTAGCTGACGTTTGTCGCGTTCTCCTTTGGCCGGGTCAAGTTTTGAATAGTATTTTTCGCGCTGTTGAGCGGTTTCCAAATGACTTATGACATAATCAAAACCGTCTGATAAATTTTCATCGGAGATTATCTCATTTAATAAACTGTCGATTGGGAAACCTGCGCTCTTCAAGGCCACAGGAAGATTGGCGCATTCCTGCGGTATCAAATCATAATTGATGTTATGGGCAGTTACTGCTTCCATTGTGAAATGCTTGGAGCCTTCCGGTCCCGTGGAGGTCGCCTAAGCGACACTCCACTTTGTAAGGTTATTGTCATTTTTCGGCTTTCCAAACTTGCCGTGTGAGGCCTATTTGCTGTTGCCGAGGCTCATACCCTTCGCGGAATGCGGTGACAATCTCGTTGTCTTGCAGGGTCACACGATTTAACCTTAGTAAGTTCAGACGAGCGCCGTAGTTCGTGTTCGAGTTCGAGCAAGCGTTATTCGCGTTCGCATAAGCGAGGCCGCTGTTCGCATTCGAATTGTTGCCCGACCGCAAAACAACGCGGCTGTGAGGGTAGTCCGCCTTTATTTCATTTTACATAAGTGGTCGCGCAATCTCCACTTTGAGTCCAAGCGCGTCCATGATACGGAAGAAAAGTCCAACTCCGGGTTCAATCGCACCTTTCTCAATACGTGAAATATAGGTTTTGTCTGTGCCTACTTTCTTGGCAAGGTCACTCTGAGTCATTCGCTCCTGTTTCCTTGCATCAAGAATAATCTGACCAACACAATAAGCGTAAGCCTCACGATGGAAAGCATCACGTTCGGGTGTACCGACCTTTCCGTATTTCTCATCAAGTATGGCATCGAAGCTGCCAATGTTACTTTTTGTCTGCATAATACTCCTTTTTTAGTTTCAAAGCCATGTTGATTTCCGACTCCGGTGCTTTTTGTGTTTTTTTCTGATAGCCATTCAGAAGCATCACTATGTTGCCTTCATCGAAAATGAAAAATGCCCGGTAAATATTGCCGTTATGCGATGCACGGATTTCATACACGCCATCACGGATGAACTTCACGAACCTTTCATTAACACGCTCTTGTATTTTGAGCATTCCAAGAACATAATCAATTTTCTTCTGCGCCCCTGCTTCAAGAGCACGGTAGAAAGAAATGAAATAGTCCTTATAAAACAATATCTTCCGTTCTGATTTCATAACGCAAAGTTACAACAAAAAGTTGATATATCAATCAACTTTGCCGAATTATTTTTCAATCACGACTCGCTTACGCGAGATTGAAAGGTACAGCAGCCGGGGCTATGCCCCAGCTCTGCACCAAACGAAAAGGACGAGCGGCGAGAAGTCGCTGTTACGAGAGTACGATTAGTCGCCCTCGGAAGGCCAGACGAGCGCCGCAGTACGCGCTCGAGTTCGAGCAAGCGCCATTCGCGGCCGCATAAGCGAGGCCGCTGTTCGCAACCGAATTGTTGCCCGACCGCAAAACAACGCGGCTGCGAGAATGGGTGTACCAATAACCTGCGCAGAACGAAACAATATATTGGCTTGTGTCGCCGATGGTGCGCGAGGGTAGCACATCACATTTTGCTCCGTGTACGAGGCGTACAACACAGTTACCGCCGCCGGAGGTGAGGCATTGTACGGTGCGTTCCTTACCTGTAATCGGGTTGAAGATATGCGCGACACCGTCAATCGGGAATGATGCAACCTCAACGCCTTTGTTCTTGAAAAACTCTTTGAAAGAAGTCACATTGAGCGCGATGTTGTCCATCCATTCCGAGTCGCAACCAACATAGCCTTTAATACCGAGTATTGAGTTCCACACATTACCGCTACTCTGTGTGTCGGCCATTCCTATGCTATCGGCTTGGTTGAGGAGTCCGTCATGCTGTCCTCGACCGACAATGCTCTGTTCATCACTATGACCATTCAATGCCCACCACAAGATTGAAGTTTCCTTGTGCTGCTCATAATCTTGGAGCTGATAGCCTTTACCTCTGAGCCGTGCAAGGTTTTGGAAATCTTTCATGCAGTAGTTGATTGTACCTGTAGGTAGCTCTATAGCGTTGCCCTCATCATCATAAAGCCAGTTTGGATTTATGGTCGATGTGCCGGTGCCTCTGCGTGAACGGCCACTGCTGATACTTCGGGGTAGGCCGAGGCCGTCAATGGTAATCGGGTATGTACCGAACACCGAACCGTCCTCAATTTCCTCGTTGAGAGCTTTCGGAGATTTAATCTCTGTCCATTCCGGCTCAATGGCTTCAATACTTTCGCTATCCACCGTGTGAACCTCGCTCTCATCAAGTTCTTTGAATGTGGTAAAGTAGAACCACTTCGCGCCTTGTGGCACTTTCTCAAAGATGTAACTGCCAATTGTGAAGTCGAAGTTGGTATTACTTACTGCCATTTGGAACACTCCGACAACATTGCCGTCTGCATCAGTGAATACACAGCCCATTGTCTGATTGTTCATGCCTGGCCAACGCACCTGCTTCATGCCCTCAACATCTACGCGGTATACATTGACATTTGAGCCTTGCCCAAGGAGGTCTGCCACATTCATGCCAACAGTGGTGTCTGCATCGACATACACACCTTGACTTTCTGAATACAAGAGGTCGCCGAGGCGGTGTATGTTTCTGACGTTAGCCGTTGATAGCGGCTCGTTGTCACAACTTGACCACACATAGTATTTGTCTTGGTTCTTGTAGTCGTTTACACCCTTGTACCATCCATGTCCGAGTAAGTGCATGATGTCGTAACCGGCACCGGCCACGTCTGCAAGGTCAATCTCGCTGCCGTCAAGCATGAAATTGAAGTTGGCACGGCTGAGGCGGCGCAGTTCAAGACGCTGTGCTTTGGCATTGTAGTCTGCTCGGCAAGCCCAGGAGTTTTCAAAGATACGCAACGGGTGGCCCGACCGCCTATAGGCGGCAGAGTACAACGCACCAGTCATGTTGTCGAGGTTGCCCCATTTTTCACCTGGAGCATCCACTAAGTCAGAGCATCTTATAATTGAGAATTGCGAGTTGTAGAGGTCAAGCGCAGGGAAGTAGGCTTTAAGGCTGTTAAGACCTGCCACTCCGTCCACATCGTTATCTTCTATCAACTCTGCCAATATCCAACGACCTGTGAGGCCGGAGCATTGTTTGCCGATACCTTCAACGGTTTTGTCGGCGGCAATGTCGTTGCCGTTCTCATCGAGGCCGAAAGCATTGGTCGCTTTCAACGAGCGCAGAATTTCAACACTTGCGGTGATGTTCACATCGCGTAGGCCGATACTCTTGATATGTCCTGCTTCGGCTACGATGTTCTTAATCATAGCCATTGCATCAATCTTCGGGCAACCGCTAATCATGAGCTTGGTTACATTGCTCAGTCCTGCAATCGTCAGCCCTCCCGGATAAGAGAGATTAGGAAGATTGACAAGAGAGATTTCGGTCATGGTATCTGGCAGTTCCAACACGCTAACGGGCGATGTCTCAGCAACGGAGCAGTTTTGCAGAGGTGTTCCTGTTGCTCTGATTATCTCTAATCGAGGACAGGTGCTTGCATCAATGCTTGCTACGGTTGTGTTGCGCACATCAAGCTCTCGCAGGAACGGCAGAGAGCCGAGGGGCATTGAGCTGATAGGTACGGCGGAGCCGATTGAAACGTCTTGTCGGTTCTCGCTACCGATTACAATCTTCTCGGCGAGAGTCATTACTTGGAAGTTGAAGCTGCTGTCAAGGCTTATCTCACTAAGGTCTATCTCTGCAATTCGGTCGGCTTGGTAGATGTATAACAGAGCATACTCCGTGTGACTGAACTTGGTAAAGTAATGTTCCTGTCCTGCTTCGAGGAACACAACCTCGTCAAGTTGTCCGCTTGCATCGTGGCCGACACCAAAGTAGCCGGTCTTTGCGGCCACTATGCGGATACGTGCATTGCTGCTTGCGCACGATGTACGACCGCTCAATACTCCGCTGAAGAATTGGCCTGTTTGATAGTAGCCGTCACGGATGCGCCAACGCTGTTCAATGAACTGCGGCAGAGCTGTAAGCCCCAAACCTTGCAGAGCATAGAAGTATATATCATCGCTTTTGACAACGCTTTCAATATACTTGCGTTCTCCGTCATAGGAAGATATGAGCTTCTTCCAAAATTTCAGACGCTTCTCTACAAAGAAATACTGCGCACCCTCCGGAGAGAACGGTATCATGTCTACACCGTCCACGTTGGTCTTTGCTGAGCGCATTGCGGCCGCAACTGTTTCGAGTGAAAGTTGCTGATTTCCGCTGTGTGTCGCATCAAGATAGACGGTAGGCACAATTGCCACGTTGTTGAACAGGATTGAACCGTAACCGGCATACGGATTGACGTAGTTGTCGTCCGTCATACGGTTGGGGTCTGCTTCCGGGTCTACGGTGCAACCACCGTCATTGTCCTTACCGTTGCAGGTGTCGCAGTCATAGACCTTGTTGAGATACATTCTAACCGCGTGTTCGGCAGAATAGACACCATTGGTAACGCTCTGACCGTCCTCCAAGAACCACATTGGTTGCATATTCTTGGCGCGTTGGTCGGTAGCGGCAAGGTAGTCGGTAAACAGCGTGTAGGCATAGAGGCTCTGAGGTGATGCGTACTGCCACAGGTCGTTTTTCCAATTATTTACCTTTGTCGTGTTCTCGACAATCTGCCAACGGTTTTCTTTGCCATCAACAGCGGCAATCATGTCGCAGTCATGGCAGAACCTCAGCATACGGAATAGTTCGTAAGGTACTTTTCTACCATACGCAAGGTCAATCTGCAATTGGTCGTCATCGACCATGCATTCAAAGTATTGTGTCCACTTCGGGAATGTATCCGCCGAAACGTCACCGCTATTAACGAGCTTCTGAACCCAAGAGGATTTATCGGCCTCCATTTTCATCATGTCGTCAATACCCGACACACCTTTCCACCAACAGAAACCTTGATAGGACAGCAGCTCAAAGCCGACTACCGGGTTCAACACATCGCCGGTAACAACCCATTTGCCGCCGACCTGCTTCATGGAGCCGGTGCTACGTTGCCATGCTGTACCGTTGTGGCGCATAAACGCATAGTCACGTCCGCAGTATTGGCTGAGCAGGTAGACAGCATCGGTGTCTAATCCCTCAGTCGTCTTAAAACGCGCTTCAATCTGCGAGAGCGTTTCATCACGGCGACCAAAGAACTCTATGAAGTCGCCATAGTTAAGACAGCCCTTGTTATAGCCAGGGGTGTCTTTGAAACCGAGTGCAAGCTGTTCGCCTTTGTCCTCTTTCCAATTGCCCTTTGCGTGGAACCACGCATCGGTAAGCTGTTCATTGGTGGAGCGGAAAGCGGCAATTGGGTGGTTCTTGGTGGAGTGGTCCATCTTGCAACCCTCAATGTGCAGGTCGCCTTTGGTGAACGTACCGTCATAGGATCTTTGTGCAGGTGTCTGATAGGCGCTGCCCATAGCCTTGAACGTGTTGTTCATCATGTCGCACACACCACAGTCATTGGCATTGCTACTGTCGGAGTAATCTACCTTGACGGTAATAATCTGTACCGGGATTGCATCGGGACGCACAAGCACAAAGTTCTTTGCGGCAAGGGCAATGGCTTTGCGCCCAAGTTCTGTGTTCTCGTTGGGGGTAAGAAGCGTGATGACAATCTTGTCGGCCTTATTCACCGGCTTGTTGAGATAGAAGCGGTCATTCTTGATAGGTCGTTTAGCTGATGTCGTTCCCTGTCTGCGCCATTGAACATTTGTAGCCTTGAAGTTCAGCTCCGGGTATTCGGGGTTGAAGTAGAAAAGCGTACAGGTGAATTTTGTGGAGGTGTTGGTATCTCCGTCAAACTCATCAAACACTTTCTGCGGCGCAACTACAACATAGTACGGCATACCCTTAGCTTTTAGTTTGTCGAGGCTCGGACGGTTGATTGTGTCAAGAACATCTTCGCTCTCAAACTCGGCTATCATCGCATTTACATCGGTCAGTTTGGCAAGGTAGTTATTGAATGCTTGCGACCACTCATAGTAGCTCTCGTATGCCATGACGTAGTAGAGATAAAAGTCACCCTCTCTACCGTCAAGCATGATGGGGGTATTCTGAGAGATTGCATTTTGTCCGGGGATATAACCCAAACAAGCGACCTCCTCACCATTGAGATACATCTTGATTGTGGAATACTTTTCGCTTCCTCGTTGGATTGCCCTGCTTGCAGGTTCAACGACCACGGCCATTGTGATTTTCTCCTTACTGCGGAACTTGCGCTCTTGCCGCTGATGCTTCACACCTTTGGCGCAGTATATGCCGGCCACGTTGCCTTTCACATAGAAGCCGGTGCCGGTGGCAGGGTCATAGGAGTGCATGAGCAATGCGTCCTTGTCCTTGATGTTGTCAGTAGCAAAGGAGAATTGGATTGCATTACCCGCGCTTTCGTTGGTCTGCTTGGAGTAGAGATAGTAAGGGATTGTAGCCCTCATGTTCTCCGCGATACGGAAAGCGTTTTGACCGAGATAGGAAACGAAGCCATTTGTGCGCCAATTTGCGCCGGTGACGGCCATTGTCACACCCTTGTCGGTAATCGTCTTGTCCACGTCCGCATTTGTGCGCAGGGCAAAGTCATAGCCGAATGCGGCACCGCTCTTAATCTGCACATCAATTGCGCTTCCGTCTACCGTGACAACTATCGGATGGCTCTTGTCTGTGTGAACTTTGCCGTTGGCCTCAGTCCATCTGCCTTCAGCAATAAACTCGATGTTATCGCCGTTGGTATATCCCTGTATCTGATACTTCACGGAATAGGTTGAGGACGAAGCGGCATTGAACGTCTGAATTGTTTCGCCATTGGCCTTTACTGACACCTGCGTGTTTCCGCTTACACTTGCCGCTGTGTATGCGGCCACTTGTAGATTTGCGGTGTCATAGAGCGCAACAGTACCGTTCAATTCATCGTCAAAGGTCTTTGCATCGTAGTGGATAGAAACAATCGGCTCGGTTGTCTTTGAGCTATCCACACACATGATAGACGTGTAGACGTAGTTGCCGGTTACTTTTGCTTGAGGTGCGTAGCCATGAATACGGAGCAGATAAGAGCCATGTTGCATTTTCTCACCACCGCCAAGAACATTGCTCGGATTGATGCTGATGTCCTGCGAGAATGTTTTCTGAATGTTCGCACGGCCAAGTTCGCGCCATTCTCCATCCCAAAGGATTTCAATGATAGCGTCAATACCACCACCTGTTCCACCGAGTGTATTGCGAGGGAATATGTAGAAGCTGTTAAGAGTTGTCATACCTGCACCTACCGACACACGACATTCATGCAGGGCTTTGGAGATTTCAACAGTCACGTCTACGCAGTTCACACTAACGTCTACGCGGCGCACATTGCCCTCTTGGTCTTTTACAGCCACAACAAAGCTGCGCTGTCCGGCTCCGTCAAACCAATCAGTAAAATCAACCGAGAACTTAAAATCTTGGAGAGTGGCCGAACTACGTTCGTTGGTGAGGATTTCTGTTTTAAGCAATACGCCTGTGTTGGCATCGCTCACAGAAATTTCGGTGATGTTATTGACAACTTCTTCCTCGCCCATGCGCGTTACGCTTCGGGCGGCGAAGCGGCCTACAATCTTGCCTCCGGCGGCTCCGTAGATTGTCTGACTCTCAAATCTGACGGCGAACGAGGTTGCATCAGTGCTTCCACCTCCACCGCCGAGAGGAACTGTAAGAGGACTGCCGATTGGCTTGCGTTTGGCATTGACCGGCTGATAGGTCTTGGAATTGCCGTCCTCGCTGAAACTTTCCTCGAAGTCTACGATTATACGCTCGTATGCGCCGCCGGTGCTGAATGCGTCCGTGCCTCCCTCAGTTGGAACATCGTTGGCAACAAGGTCGGTGCCTCCACCGCCGAAGTCTTTCCATGCCTCGGCATTGTCGGCACTCGCTTTGTCAAGAAGCTGCTTGGCTTCCCAAACATGTTCACCTGCATTGATGCAGTATGTGATTACAAGGCCGTCCTTGAAGTAGTCGATACCTTTGCTCTCACACAGCTTACGCAAGGCGGCGACCGCACTCAGTAGAGAATACTCGCTACTGCCGGTCTGCTCTTTGCAGAGTTCGTTAATATTGAGGATTGTTTCTTCTCCTGCGCTCTGTCCAGCTACGTCAAGCCAATTGTCGAGGTTGGCATAACTGTCTGCATCATCGCTGAGGCCGATGTATTGGAATGTGCGCCAACCTTTGGCACTTGCCGCAAAGGTGATTTGCACACCAATGCTTACGGCATCTTTCGCGATTGCATATTCGATTGCACTCTGCTTGGTGTCGTATGTCGGAGGATTGGAGGGAAGTTCATCGCCGTTGGCAAGTCGGGCGGCAGTTACGTTGTAGCAGTTGCCGACAGACGAACCGTTGCCGAATGCTTTCCAATTATCATCTGCACCAATGCCGTTGTCTGGGTCATTGCCCACAAATTGCATAGCTTTCCAACCAACTTCACTATCAAGATATGTAACAACGCTACCGGGTTTAATTACTTCTGTAACGTTATCAAGGTATGTTGCGACATCGGAGAATGTCATACTGCCGGTTGTTTCAAACAGCTCGTTGATATTGACAAATGTGGTAATTGAAAATGCCTTTTTCAGCCGCTCGATATTTCCCGCGTTTAGTTTGCCTTTATCCCCGGGATAAGCCGTTGAGGAGGTTTCACCAAGAGCAAGGTCAGTTCCGGTAACTACCATTTTGCTACCGCTCCAACGATATGACTTGTTGTTGGTCTTGTCTACATACAACTTGTCGCTTGCAGGTATCCTGCCGTTTAACGAAATTTCGCCGAAAGAGTCTGCATTATACCAATTGCTGTAATAATTGACTGTAATGTCTAATCTGTGAGGTTTTGCTATAAAGCAGCCTGTAACGCTGTTAAACATCACATCTACCTCTCCCGTAATTGACTGAGTTTCGGGTGTCGCAACAATAGTCACAAAACCGTCAAATTCTTTGACATCATCCATCGCACCAGGTATGAAGCGAGTTGGAATGAGGCCATTGTCGCCAATGGGGGCTATGCCTCCTGGTAGACCTTTGCTGTCAGTAATGGATTTGATTGCGGCTGCGTTCTTGGATATGGAGGAGTCATGTACATCAACACGACCTTTTAGTGTCGCGATATTGCCTGTGTTGGTGTTTATACCATTGCCGAGTGTTGTCTGCTGTGTCTTTATACCGCTGATTTCAGTGTCGTGTGCATCAACTCGCTTTTCAAGACTTTCGTGCTGACCGCGCAAAGTAGACAAATCCTCTCGGAGATTATCAACCTGTTCATTGTCCACAACAATCTCATAAAGTTTGTTGATAGGCTCACACACCCAATCACCACCACTGCCGACATACATTCTGAACAGAGCCTTGCCCTGCTGAACGGTCAGTTCGAGGTCTGCAATGTCTTTGTCCGATGCGGAAACACCGGCAAACCAACCGTCATGCGGTTGCGGGTAAGCTTCGCGCAGGGCAGCAACGGACGCAAACAATCCTTTGTTCACACCCTTGATGTTCTTTGCTTCAAGCCAACCCTCAACTATTAGGTCGTGGCCTATACGGGCATTGCCCTGAATGTTGGCATCGCCTCCGGCCGATACATTGCGCCCAACCGCAACATCACCGTCTATTTGTTTTGTTGGAATTGAACTCATTGTAGTGCTGTTTTAGAAATTTCGGAGAGCGCCGATGATTTCTCGGACTCGCCTAATGTGAGTAATACTAATGACGCGGCAGCATAAACCACGGCTGTGTAACAGCGTTCACAGATGTCTATACCCTCATCGCGGTCTATTTTCGGATAAGGGAGATACTGCGCTCGGCGCACATACGCTCTTTCGCTTTTGCAGGAGTAGAACTCCAACGCGCGGCCTTCGGGTCGTATCGTGATTACGCAGACCGGCTTTTGTGCTGTGCCTCGCAATGCTTTTATGCGCTGACGTTGCAATGCATATTCGGGGTCTGTGGTGCTTATTGCCGTGAATACAGCTTTCTCCCAATCGCTCATTTCAAAGACGATAAGGCGCATGAAGTCATGCGGCAACAGAACCCAACCGCTTTCGAGGTCGCCCCAATATATGGCATCGCCGAAATTGTGACCCTGTTCCAAAAGGTATGTCGGTGCGTTTGTATGCACTCTAACAACAGCTTCCAAAATCTTGCTTCTCACAATATCGTCAAGCGCAAGAGTGTCTATGTCGTCAGTCTGCAACAACTGCTCACTCGTCATATTTTGGTCGAGGCATACGCGCACATCGCGCATTACATCGTGAATGTTATATACCATAGCGTCATGTAGTTTATTCTTCTACGCTTTCGCTCTCGGTGCTTTCGCCGCCGTTAAGGGTGTCGAACTTTGCGCCAACGAACTTAACACCATGCTCTGATGCGGCTTTCTGCGCGGCATCGTAGGAGCGGACTTTGTAGGAAGAAATGTTGAATTGCTCTTGCAGGTATGCCTGTGCGTCTTGGAGGCAGCTTGCTTCAACGATTGTGAGGCCGTCTGCCGCCTCATCGTTTGCGACTTCTTCGGCTGACGCTGTTGCTTCCTCGGCAGATTGTTCTGCTTCGGGGACAGGAGCCGGTGCAGGGCTTTCGGCCTCCTCGACTTTGGCCTCAACCTCGGCAGGTGCAGGCGCAGGAGCTTCGGGAGTCGGAGCGACTGTTTGGGGTTTAGGTGCCGGTGCTTGGGGCTTCGGCTTTGCGGCTTTTGTTGGCTTCGCAACATCGGGCAACGCGGTTCTGCGCAAAAGAATGATGCGACCTTCCTTGAAATAGGTGCTTTGCTCAATCACTTTCTGAATGAAAGGATTGGCCGTGGTGTACTCGGCAGGAGTAACACCATACGAAGTAAGCGCTCCGCCGGTGAAATGTACCCTTACAGTAGCGGCTCCGGCTTTAATCTGTGCGACCCAATCAACAAGTCGGGGTGCGCCATAAGTGATTTTTTCCATTGTCTTATATGGGGTTTGAGATTTGTTGAATGAAAAAAGTGGCGGTAAGGCGTTGGCCGCCCTCCGCCACTTTTCCTGTTTAATTTGATGATACGGGTTAGTCTGCGATGATTTCACCTGTGAACTCTACCCAACCGCCTGTTTCACCCTTGTACTGCCACATCTGACCGTTCTGTGCGGCGGCATTGATGCCGGGGCAGTCCTGTGTGAGCAGATATACGCGGCCTTCAACGAGGTCGGCACCGACAGGAGCTTCTTTGCTCTCCCAAATGGTGTAGGTGGTGGCACCGGCATTTGCCTTTTCGCCCTCACCGTCAATCCAAATGTGACAAGCGCCTTTGAGTGCGAGGCCGTCCCACACAACGATACCCTTGCGAGTAGCTTCTTCGCCCTCCACACGGTCGTTGAACTCGTGCTGCTGCGAGTAGATGTAGTGGACGAGGCGGTCTTCGCCTATGAGGGCGCCGGAGTTGGAATAGCCGAGAGTGTCAAGAGTAGGCTCACGCTTGATGTCGATGTCGCCGAACACGGTGTGAATGCTTGTGACAGTCCAACCGATAGGGTTCGTCTTGGTGACAATCTGAATTTCCTTGTGCTTGCTGAAGTCGATGCACTGCAATTCTTCAAGGAGGTTCTTACCTGCAAGGAGCAGGGCGGTCTTGGGAACATCTTCGCCGGTGAAATACATCTTGGCAAGGGCAATGAGCTTCTCGTAAGTCCATGTACCTGCGTGCTGCAGTTCGCGCTTGAACTGCCAACGGATACCCTCGGTGAAGTAAACCATCTGTTCGCCGAGCTTGGGCACCTTGACAGGGAGCTTGCCTTTGATACCCGTCCACAGGGTGCGGTTGCCGGCACGCTTGAAATTAAGGATTGCCTGTTCTGCGATGAGGCTCTGCGTGAACGGAATGTGCTTCTTCTGTGCCTCGAAGTAGTCGGAAACAACTTGGTTCATGCCACGCTTCTGAAGATATACAATAGAGGGGCGAGGCACGATGAGGTCGGGGTCTACTTCTTTCTGCGTTTCATACATCGCATTGGCGAGAAGTTTCACCTTTGAACCGGCAGGAATGGCAGGAGTTGTGCAGAAAGCATCGGTCTCGTTTGTTTTCGGACCATTGACTGCACGAACTACGGGGTTGTCGGTGGTTGTGTCACGGCCTGTAACAAAGAGCATGAGGCTCTTGCCGGGGGTAACGGTCTTGCCATCGGGAGCATAGCCGTCCACATCGGGGACGAGAAGTGTGTGATAGTCGCGCGGAATGTTTTGGTCGCTTGCCGCAAGGGGAAGTACGAACTGAGCCTTTGAACTTGCTGCGACTGCGGTGTCCGTTGTGAGGGAGCTGCGCTGTTCGTCAATCATGAAGTGTTCAACTTCGGGGCTGTTGACCTTGACTTTCTTTGCTTTGAGCATAAGCGACATGAGTGCCGTGTCCTCGCTTTGGAAGCGGAACAGTTGGTCGTCAATGTCTGTTTCTACGAGATTGCCTGGTGCTATGCCGCCTGTTGCGCCCGCTACAGTGCTGACGGTAGTGGCTTGACCCGGTGCTTGGGACTGCACCCCGGCTGTGCCGGGAGAGGTGGGAACTGCCGCTCCCGAACCTACAGTTACGTTTTCGATTTCTGCCATAGCGTTATAAAATTAAATGTAAATTGTCTATTTATCGGTTGATACTATGTTACCCGGCTTGATGCCGCCTGTTGCTGATGCAAGATTGCTGACGGTTGTCGCGCATCCCGGAAGCTGCGTTTTCAGTCCTGCACTACCTTTGGTGGGTTGCAGAGGCTTTTCGACAAATTTGATATGTTCACCCATTATCGCGCTCCGTCTGCAATGTCAAAGATTGAACCTTTATCACGAGAGGGCGCAGGTGCATTGTTGGCTCCGCCCAAAGTCGGAGTGCCGTCACCGCGCTTAGGCTTGCGAAGCTTTGCCTCAGCTTTGGCATTCTTGCCTCTGATTTCGCCCTCCTCACTTGCGGCGGCGATGTCTGCATCGTGATTGATAGCTTTGAGAGCCATGTCGATTGTTTCGGGTTTGATGATACCGATTACAGCGTCATTCGTAACCTCCTTAATCCAATCGGCGGCAGCGTCTATCTGCTCATCGGTAAGACCGAGTTCCTGCTGTTTCTGCTCAAGCATAGCAAGGGTGGCTTTCATATTCTTTTCCCACTCCTCTTCAAGTCCTTTCTGCTTGGCCATGCGGTCGATGTATTCTTTGTTGCTTGCAGAATACTCGTCCATCTTTGCAGGGTCATCGAGCATTTCCTTTACACCGTCAATGCCGATACGGTTAATGAGTGACGTCCACGGGTCTTTGCCCTGCGCCATGTCCGTAATGAACTGAGCGCTGTGGGGGTCATTCGCAAGCATATCAGTCAGCTTGCGTTCGCGCTCCTCGTAGCCCGATAACTTGTTGTCATATTCGTCATAATCGTCACTGATTTGGCCGAATAAGGCTTCATCATCGGCATACTCTCTGTCGGGGTATTTCTTTTTCAGTCGTTCGCCAAATTGGTCACGTCTGCTCTTAACTTGCTTTTCCTCAGCCATAGTTTCAAATTGATGTTACATGGGTGTTTAATCTATGGCAAAGTTAAGGGTGTTAAATGGGTCGGCATCGTTATCTTTTGAGTTGCTATGTTGTATCTTTGTATTGAGTTTAATACCTTAAAGTGCAGCGCAATGAAGTCCTTCGGAAGTGTTTTGGCCTTTACTCGCGAACGCAATGCAGCGTTGCTAAAGGCATATCGAGAGCAGGTAGATGCAGCGAGTTTTGTTCGGTTGAACGAAATCGGCGAGAAGATTGTTAATTCTCCTTCTCCCCGGTTTTGGGTATCAGAGGAACGTGCGGCTGCGGTGGTGTCTGCTATTATGCGAGGGAAGCCGGTGTTGGAAACGATGCGCCCGACAAAACGAGAAATGTTTGAGGAGATACACCGCAGGGTAATGGCTCTAAAAGAACAGCACCCCGATTGGCACCTGTGTCAGTTGGTCTTTAATGTTGTCAATTCTCCCGCACCCAAATTCTATATGGAGGTTTCATCAGCACTTGAAAGGTTATTCAAAATCCGCAACGGCTGGTACGACAATGGAAAAGGAAATTACAGTTTCTAACATAGTCGCTGAGAATGACAAGCGCCGCGATGAGATGTTTTCGCGGTTCAATCCTATCACCGGCGAGGGTTCTGTCGGTAAACGTGTCTTTGTGCATATACAGGACTTTCCCATGCAGTCACAATGGTTACCTGCTTCAATGGCAGAAAATACACTTGTCAAGGCACTGATAAAGAACAATGGTATAGACGGCCTCCTGCGCAATGATATGGGAGTTGATGAGCCGACTCAAGAGGACAGGGAGGCCGTTATCAATACTTTTGTTAGACTCCGCTCATTGCATGATTTTCCATTTTGGGCTGCGACTTTCGTCTACATCAAAAACAAGGAGGTCGGTCAGCCCGACTGTCTTTTCCGTTTGTCATACCCTCAACGTAGGTTCGTTGAGATGCTTGAACGTATGAGGCTTGCAGAAAAGCCAATACGAATAATTCTGCTCAAAGCACGACAATGGGGAGGCTCTACAACATCACAGCTTTATATGGCATGGTTGCAACTCATTCATCGCACCGGCCTCAACTCTCTAATCATATCCAACTATAACAAAGGTTCTGAAACAATCAAGGGTATGTTCAAGAAGATGATTGAGGCTTACCCTGTGTCGATGCTCCATGAGGCAGGAGATACATACTCCGAGAACGAGGAAAAACTTGTCGGTGTAGGTCGCTCCGGCCTTACTCAGCTTGTGCCACAACGTAACGCAACAATTTCAATAGGCTCTGCCGAGTCGCCGGACTCATGTCGTGGTGGTGACTATGCTCTTGTGCATCTTTCGGAGGTCGGTTTGTGGAAAGCGACTGACGGCAAAAAGCCGGAGGATATTGTGCGCTCTGCCTGTTCGGGTGTCCTGTATCGACCTTATACGATGATTGTATATGAAAGCACGGCCAACGGTGTAGGTAATTTCTTCCATAACGAGTATGTTGCAGCCAAAGACCCGGAAATTAAATCTCAGTTTGAGCCTCTGTTTATTTCGTGGTTTGACATCGAGCTGTACCAACTTCCATTTGAGAATAAGGAGGAGTTATATAAGTTTGCTACATGGTTGTACGACAATAGGCTGAACGGCTCTGCGCCCTCAGACCGCGAGGAGTGTGGCAAGTATCTTTGGTGGTTGTGGGAGATTGGTGCTACATTGGAGGGCATTCATTGGTATGTTGAGGAACGAGCAAAGTATCACGACCACGGTTCAATGGCTTCCGAATATCCGTCTGATGATGTAGAGGCATTTGTAAACTCCGGCTCTGCTGTATTCGACAAGTATTGTGTGGAGGCTCTGCGGCCGACTACAAAGAAGCCTCCTCGCTATGTGGGCGACATATATGCGCACGGCGATGAGGGCGAGGACGCTCTGCGCGATTTGCGGTTCAAGGCCGATGCACAGGGTATGTTGTGGGTGTGGAATTTGCCCGACCCTGTTAATCCTAATGACCCGGAGGAGGTGACAAACCGCTACCTTACTGTCGTGGACGTTGGCGGTCGCTCCAATAAGGCCGACTGGTCTGTGATTGTGGTATTCGACCGTCTGTTGATGATGGACGGTGGCAAACCGTCTGTTGTCGCTCAATGGTACGGCCACATTGATATGGACTTGTTGGCATGGAAAGCTGCTCAGATAGCTGCGTTCTACGACAACTCCCTGCTCGTCATTGAAAGTAATACGCTCGAAACACACGATAAGGAGCGCAACGTGGACGGCGACCAATCCACGGCTATACTCAATCAGATAAAAGACATCTATCCAAACCTGTATGCTCGCAAGCAATCAGAGGACGCGATTGTTCAAGGCTTGCCTGTTCGTTATGGCTTCCACACTAATGTTGCCACTAAGCCGATGATTATCTCAACGCTTGTAAAGGTTATACGTGAGGGTCTTTATATTGAGCGTGACAAGCGTTGTATTGACGAGTTTTTGAACTATGAGAAGAAGCCTAACGGTTCTTTCGGAGCAAAGGCCGGTACTCATGACGACTTGCTTATGACACGAGCAATAGGCCTGCACATCTGTTTCTATGAAATGGAACTGCCGCAAGTCGTAACTCGCGGCAGCAACAATCTGAAATATGTTCCTAAAGTTGTATCGGCGGCTTCATTCTAACCTATGCGGTTTGCGCTTGTGGCTGACCTCCGCGCATGGCACCTTGCAGTTGGTTTACGGCATTCATATTTGCGCCCTGCTGTGCCTGTGCTATAAGTTGAGGTGATACACCCTCCGGCACCTGTCCGGCTTCCAACTGCTCTTTCTGCGATTGGATAGACTGCAACAACTCGTCTGCGAATGGGAAATTTCCGGCTTGTAGAAGTTGCTCCAACGAGATTGCTTGCTGTTGCCACAACTGCATAAGGAAGTCGTTTGCCATAGCGCGATAAGCAGGTGTCGCGGTACTCGGCACGATTGAAAGGTCAAACTCAACATCGCGGATTTTTCGGGGGTCATACTCAATCTGAGTGCCTACGCGACCGGCAATGTTGAATACTCTCTTTTGGTCGTAGAACTGCTGCATATTCTTAACGTCCTTATATGCGGCATCGCGCACAAACTCGCTGAACGTGTCGAGCAGGTCAAGCAACGATGTGGTTGCATTCTGTGTCTGCTGATTGTAGAGCGCCGCAGACATTCCTGCATATCCGGGTTTGCCTTGCAATGCTCCATTCACACCCGATATGTCCTCAAAGAATTTGAGTTGTAAGTTGAGCAATTCGTTAATGCCGATATTGGTAGAGTTGGCTTGAACCTGTTGAGGCAGGTCACGGTGGTTCTTTGACGGAGTGTAGACAATAACACCATCGTGGCGGCTCCACATATCTGCAAAGTCCTCCGGCGACATTCCTTTTGGAATACAGTCGCTCGGTATCATCAACACACCTTTGGCCGATGCTCTCATAATCCAATCGTAGAGGGTTATGAGGCGGTTGGTGTATCGCTGTTGGTCGATTACATCACTGACAAACGAATGTATCTCGCCGTCAATGAAAGGATATGCCTTGAAAACGTATGGGTGGCTCTTGTGGTCGTATGGTGTTTCTCCCTCTTTCAGAATATCGCCAAATGGTGTGAGGTAGTAATAATACCAAAAAGAGTCCATAAACCACTCGGCACGGATTAGTGGAATATCTTCCTGCGGCATACCTGCGGCCAACCCCTGCATGATGCGCTGTGTGTTTTCTTCCACTACCATTTCTTTATAATCCTCAAGCTCAATCTTGAATATATCGCCGTTGTTATAATCATGACACCAATAGCGAGGTTTTGTTTCTTTGCGCCATACCTCAATCACACGGCACCGGCTTTCATCACGCGGCACAAGAAAATCCATTTCTGGGGACTGAGAGTAACCGAACTGTTCCCACGCTTGTGTCAGAACAATCTTTTCTCTTGCAGAACGGTATATCTGTGCGAGTTTCGCATAATCGGTGGGGGATTTGGCGAACTCATGACACACATCCTCGAAGCTGACATCATGTATTTCTCCTACGCAGGAACAATCCCATGTGCGGAAATCGCGCATATTGTTGTCAATGAAAAAGTTGTTGGGCTGAACATATTCCGTCCAACAATCTTCTTTGTCATTCATGCGACCGAACCATTTGCGGTGAACAATCATACCGGAGATTAAAAACTCCTCCATAGTTCGCGCATACAACTCGGTCATGCGGTTGAGCTGCATATTATATTGTAATACCGTGGACATCGTTTCAGCTAATTTCTGTTCGTCACGGTCACGCGCATAACAGGTCGGCTCTGTCGCTTGACTTCGATACACACCGATAACATTACGCACAAGTCGGCGTATGAGGTTATTCTTCAGCGGTATGTTGCCCTGCTTCATAATGTACTGCTCCTCGGTCATCTTCACTCCGTTCACACACACTATGTCGCTCCATTGGTCGCCGTAGTTATATCGCTTATTCCGCTCTCGTTCACGGCGAAAGCGATGCATATTTTGATATAGGGTTTGTGCTTGCAACAGAACATCAGTAGCCCTGCGCATATCATCGCCCTGCGCCTGTGCCCTTGCGATACTATCCATATCTTCAACACTCGCAGGTTTGACTTTACTTAGTCTATTTAATTTGATAGCCATATCGAGAGTATAAATTTGTGTCGGTGGCAAAGTTACTCACCACCGACACATTACCAACTTTATCTGTTGAGTTGCTGAGATTGTGGCTGCATGGCTTGATATTTCGAGTAAAACTCGTTCATCAAGGTTGTCAGTTCTGACATGGCCGATTGTTGGTTTTCCACAGTTTCGGCTTGCAGGACTTTCACCATGCCGGCACGGTACGCTGGGATTGTAGATGCAATGAGGGCAGCTTCTTCCGGGGTCTTTGATGTGAGCCACATTTTTGAGATACGTCCGAGTTGCTTGTCAAGACTGCCGAACCTCTGATAAAGTGTAAAGTCGGGGTCTTGTTGTAATGCCGCGTGTGCTTGTGCTGCGGCGGCATAATCGGTCTTAATCATAGCCCTTGCCTTTTCTGCCTTCTCGTTCACTGCCTTATATCGAGCCTCAAAGTCGGCGTAGGCTTCCTTTACTGCGGCATCGCCACGGCTCTCCAATCGCTCGGTCATTCTGTCCTTGGCCAACTCTTCGTATTTGCCGAGACGTTCCTCATCGCCCCAAGACCATGGAGCAAGAGGGGTGCCACGCTTCACCTTGTATTCGGCATAGCGCGCCGCCAACTGTTGCGGTGTCAGTTTGCTTGCCTCCTCGCCGTTCAGACCTATCTCATCAAAGTAGAGTTTGTCGAGTTGGCTCTGTGGTACTTGCAGCACTCTCATCACAAAGATAGCAGCCTCGTGGCTCAATGCCGGGTCATCACCGCAAGCATCGGTAATGGCAATAGCAGCATCGGTAAGGCTCTGTGGATTCATGCCTATGCCGGATTGTACCAGGAGGTTGAGAATGTCATTGACCGCCTCGGCGTTTTTACCACCAATAAACTTATTGGCAATGGTGTTGATGTCGCTTGCCAACGGCATATCCTTACTGAGTTGGTTTCTGCTCCATTCTCCGCTTGCCCACATATTGCCGAAACTGCTCATCACATCGCCGCCGGTCAGTCCCTCTATACTTCCGAAGTATGAATGAGTAATCACATCATCCCACATTTTGTCTTTTTCGGAAATATAATAGCCGAAAATGATGTATGGAAGATATGGACCAAGATTCCAAAGCCACTCAAGAACATAACCAAACGTAGCAAGTCGGATTACATCTTTCTTGATTTGTCTGCGGAATCGTTTCCGAGCTGCATCATTCGCTCTGCTATATTCGTCATCGGTAGCGCTTTCGGGGTCTATCTCCCAATCGCGCAGTATCTGCTTGGTCATGAACGCTACGCTCTTGGCTCGCTGTGCTGACGTAAGGTTGCGCTTGAGGTTTCTTGCGCCGTCATAAGTTTGGCGAGTGTACGACATTGAGGAGTTGCGGAATACAGTAAACAAGGTACTCAGCCAATCTTTATCTACCTGCATGGTCGAAAGGAAGGGCGACTCTGACGACTGCTGCGTCTGATTGAACAGTATCGTGGCGTCCTGCATGGCTCGCTTCTCTGCGGCGTCTGCCGGATAACCCTCTTTGAGATATTGGTTCAGTCGCGTTTCATACATCGCTCTTGCTCCGATGCTGACGGTTACGGCATCCACAAATGCATTCGGGGTCATACCGATGCGCGAGGATATTTCCATAACCCGGCTGCGCCACATCTTCCAATCCATATCCGATTTCAGCAGTCGAGGGTCTCCGCTGATGCGCGAGTGCCAGCGCTCGCGGAAGATGGGCAGGTTTTCCAAACACCATTTGAAGTCGCCGTAGGGATTGGCTATACTCTTCGCAATTGATTTCAAGTTAACTTCTGGTGCATAGGCAGGTGCGGAAAGGAATTGCTTTAATGCTGTGAATAATCTGAAGCTTACCTTGGCTGCTGTTACTCCTTTGGCAAGGTTAACAGCGTTTTTATTGAGCCTTGACACCGGTGGACGGTATTCTCCTGCAGCCATAAGACACAGGTCGTTGAAATTCTCCCATAACCTGCGGCCACCACCGTAGACCGTTGTCATGTTGATTACTTGGTTACGGAAACGCTTGTATGTGCGCAGGGTGTTAAGGTCGCGGTTCCATTCAGCGTATGCACTCCAATGTTCCATTTGGGTGATATGGTCGAGGATTACGCTCAATGCGTCTGCGCCTGTAATGTCGAGGGCGAGATTGTTCACACGGCGCTTGATGATACTGCCAGTCTTTGTTGTGATACCGTCCGGGCGGTTCTGCTGATTAACATCTTCCTCCTTATCAACTCGGGCATTTGCCAAAATCTTCAAGGGGAAATAGTTCTCAATAGCGGCCATAGATGCACCGAACATACGCTTGTGCGTTTCGTTGTACTCGTTACGAGTGGCAACAAGGAAATCGTCTTGCAACCAATCGCCAAGAGCCTTGAAACGTGGGTCGAGGAAGTTCTCTATATCTGCCACATTTTGCTCGGTGATACCCATGCGGCGCAGCTTCATACGTCCATCGGTCATTTTATCAACCATGTAGATGTAGAGGAGGTTGCCCTGTGTCAGTTCGTGGTCGCGCATTTCGCCGCCGTCCCAAAATGAAACAGAGGCTTTGGGAAGTTTACGCTCCATTCTGATGATGTCGCCCCACGTCTTGCTCTTGCCGAACAGTTCTGCGGCTTTCTCGTCAAGCTGTGCAAACTTATCTTTGATACCACGCAACTCTTTGTTACGACAATCAACCCAACCGCGCATGAAGCGGTTCCACAGATACCCCTCTCCGTTGGCGCTCTTGTTGCCAAATACTCGCATGATTTGGTCGAAAGTGCCGAGAGGTGCAAACAAGAATTGCACAAAACCATTATTGACAAACTTGTCTTGCCAATCGTCCTTATGGTGTTCGTTTGTTGGTCTGCCCTCCATGTCGGAGTTTGCATTGTGGTGTATCTCGCTGATACGAGCTTTCTCTGCCTCGCGGAATGCTTTTGCATTCTCAATACTGCCGCGCAGGGAGTCTGACAAGCGGCCTACAAGGTTGAAGTATGCCTCAGTACGCTCAATCTTATTCTTGCGAATAGCGTCCTCGGTAGTTTCAATGAACTGCTTGTAAGCATCATCAGTCATGCGCCCGGCGTCCCTATCTTCTTTAGCGATTTTAAGGCTATCGCGCAGGGCTTTCTCCTCTGCCTTGCTGTTAGCAATGTTCTGAACGTAGTCAAGTGCCATGTTGAGGCCGGCATATTCAATGGCGGCTTGGTCGGCAATGGTTTGGTCGGGGTCACTCATTCTGTTCAGAGCCTCGGCTATGCGGTCGGTGATGTCGTCCTCTGTGAGTGAGATTGCTTTTTTTACAACCTCCATTGTGTGTTGGCCGTCTACATCAAGAGCGCCCTGTACCTCGACACCTCTTGCATCGACCTTACTTCCACGGATAGCAAGGAGTTGGCGAAGCGAAGCCTCTCCGTTGCGTAGTTGATTATCGACCATGATGTCCATAATCTTCTGTACGCTATCTGCAATATCGTGCATGGCTGTGGCATTTTTGACTGCCGACAACAATCTTTGCATTTCGCCGGAGGTCATGCCGGAAAGATAGCCGTTTTGCATAAGGATACGTGCGAGGTCGGAAACACGTTTTACGGTGCTTCTGTCAAACATCGCTTGTGCGTTCATTGCATCAACGACACCGGCCTCAACCTTGCGGTCGGCACCGACAAAACTTTGTGCTGTGCCTCTGCGGTTACGCATGGAGTGTAACAGACTTTGCAGATTGTTGGTTACAGCCCTCATTGCATCGTTGCGCAGGGTGAGGTCTGCACTCTGATTGTTGCTAAGACGTATGGCCGCATTGGTTATGCGCTCCTCCAATCCTATGCTTTGGTCTTTCCAAATGTCGCTTGTTTCTCCATCGCGGAAACGTGCATCGCTCGACAATCCGAGTTCATCACGCTTGGCCGCATCACGAGCCATGTCCACATAGTCGCCTTTGGTACGCAGCTTCTCATGGCTTCGCCACAGCATATAGCGGAGTTCGTTGTCACCGAGTTTTACCCACTTCGGGAGCTTCAACGAGCCGAGGAATTTATTGATAGCCTCTAAGACTTTGGCTTTGAGCTTCACCCAAATGCCGCGTTCGGCTTTGGTGAAGTCCTCAAAACCTTTCTCGCTCATACGACCGAACATCTCATCAACGGCCACACGGCGGTGGTGTTCATACTCTTTGCCCGGCTCGTTCACAAAGCGGCGAGTAGCGTCCTCCTCGACCTGCTGTTTCAAATCGTCTTTGAGGTGATTGTAGATTTCATCGCAGAAAGCATCGTAGTTTTCTTCTCCAATCATTTCTCGCAGACCTTTGTGTGCTACAACCTCATGGAACACCGTTTCTGCAACGTCCTCGACATTCGCATTATTGGGGAGGACAATTACAACCTCGCCGGTTGCAGGGTCGTAGAAACCCTTGCTCCTGCGCATACGCGCCTGTCGCTCGGAATTGTCGTTTGTCAGCTCTTTAGTATCAGTCACAATGCGAATGGGAGTGTTGAATTTCTTCGACATTCTTTCAGCATGGCTGCTTTTGGCTTCGGTTGATGCTCCATACTCGCTGCCCAGCTCATACAACAGGCCGTCATCATTGGCGCTCCTTGTGTTGTTACCCTCAACGTTTACCACGTCAAGCAGGGTCGTACCACCAACCTTGTTGAGATTGTCTTTCAAGTTGCGGTATGCAACCATCTTGGAGCCTTCGTGTGTGAAGTCGCCGTAAAGTATTGCAGACTCTCCACCGAACTGAATGACACGCTCGGATATGTATCGGGCAATTTCGTCTGATTTAGTAGGTAACTTGGTGAATGGAGTGTGGATATTGCCGACAATTCTCCCTGCTCGTGAGAGTATGATAAATGACATCTTTGCTCGGTCGCCCATGCGCTGCGAGTTGAGGAATTTGGCAACATCTTCCGAACCGCGAACCAACGGCTGTTCCATTGGGTCATAGTTCGGGGCAAAAATCTGCTTGTCTAATGTGTGAACTGCAAGCGGACTTTCATTTTCGGGTACACGCTTTTGACCGACACCCGAAGTGTTGTCAGTATCGAATGTTCCGTATTTGCCTGTCTTTAGATTGATGATTACTCCATGTACCGGTACTTTTGATATATCGGCAATCTTTCTGAGCATCTGAACGTCCTGCGGCGAACACATGAGGTTGCCGCTCGGATGATTATGTACGAAGTAAACTTGGTCGGGCTGAATGCGGTTGTATGCGAGTGAAGCGGTAGGAATATCAACCATTGTGGCGGTGAATGTTCCCATGCCGAGTTCAACTACCGTAGGTTTACCGTCCTTAACGAGAACGACAAACGAATGTTCCTTTGCAGCATCTTCGAGAGCCGAGAATATAAACGCAACATCATCGGCGCTCTCAATCTTCTCTCCACTTGTGAAATTGAAAGAACCGCTTTCTCTGAATACTCGCTCTATAAGGCTGAACTCACCGGCTTCTTTGTCTAATCGACTATTATGTCGGTTGAGGCCGGTATCACCTTGCCGTTGTAGGTCGTTGGCTCCGCTCCGCATACCGACTTCATTGCCTCCTGCATTTTCTCCGCTGAAGTCAAAGTCGAATAAGCCGCCGTAACCTTCGGCATTTTCGGAGGTGTAGTTGATTGTTTTTCCGTCTTGCGTTTCATATCTGCTTGCAAAGTTAGCATTTTCTTCTGAATATGACGCAATAGGCTCACTCGCGGCATCTTCGCTATCCTCTTCGGTCAGTTCGATGTTAGAAGCGGCCTCTACCTCTTTGTCCAATTCTGCATACTTGGCCTCCTTAGCCTCCATTTCCGCTTTCATCAAGTCCTCGTATTCACTGAGTTTTTCCTCAGCTTTGGCGAGTTCCTCGGTGAATTTGAATGGAACACCGTCACGCGCTGATATGGATTGCAGTTCTGCGTTGTTGCGCTCGATTGAACGCTCCGCAGCTTCAATGCGCCCACGGAAGTCCTCGCCGCTAACAACATCATTCAAGATTTCTGTTACAGCATTCTTAATGACATTGCCCTTTACCGGCATGGCTTCTATTCCGAGTTCGGGACACGAGTAGGTCATTTTTGCAGGAGCGGAGTAGAACAAATCGCCCTGCTGACCTTGCTTTGTTTCCCTATTGATTTCGGTGTGAACATGGAAATTGAAGCCTCCAACGGAGATAGTGATGTCGGACGTTGCCGGACGAGAGGAGTAGCCCGATTTGCGGACTTGCTCTTGCAGTTCGGCCTTGCGTTTGTTCTGCTCGGTAAAGAAGTCCTCCATTGCCTCAACTGAGGGATAAGAGAGTTTGTCAACAGTTATGTCGCCAACCGTGGCGGCCTCAACCTTTTCAAGATAAGACTTGTTTTCGGCGATGCGCTTCTCTGCCTCTTTGTTCTGCCCGGCTATCTGACGCTTGCGGTTGTGGATATAGGTTTGGTCGGCCTCCCACGATTTGCGCTGTGCAGTCAGTTTGCGAACCTCTTTCTCAATCTGATTTTTCAGCATGGCATACTCGGAGCCGGAGAGCTGTGCGGTGATGTCGCCAAACAGGTCTTGGTCCTCCTCCAATGCACGGTTTTCCATTGAGTTCTCCATGAGCTGCTTGCCATTCATGATGCTGTCGGCAATCGCACCTTTGGTTTTCAGACGCTGATAGGCTGTAACGTCAAGGCTGTCCTCCACACCGAAACGAAGCACACGAACAGGAATGCCCCATTCATTGTGCAGGTTACCCTGTCGCAGAATACGGCCATTTCGCTGAGTGTAGTCCATAGGTCGATTAGGTGCATCAAGGTGGATAAGCGTATGGAGGCGCTCTTGAATGTTCACACCTGTACCGAGTGTGAATGTACTGCCCATGATGACACGAACCTCACCGGCATTCACTCTGCTGAAGATTTCGAGCTTTTTGTTTACAGTCATCCCCGATTTCATCACGACAATCTGCTCCTCTGGCACACCTGCAGATATGAGTTTCTTGCGAATATCCTCATAGAGATTAAAGCCGGAAACCTTGTTTTGGTAGTTGTCGGCAAAGATAGCAACGGTGCCGTTGTAGTCTTTGGCTTCTTCGAGGGTGCGAAGTGTCTGACGCACGGCCTCATTGGTCTTGCTGTTGGGGTCGTCCTCCGCATCTGACTGAACGAGTCGAGCATCAACGGCGGCGGCTTTGGCAATACCGTACATCACAAGGGGAATATGACTGTTCTCTTTCTTCTCCTTGCCGCTCATATTATCGTAAGCGTCAAGTTGCTCCTTGACAAACTTCATGATAGAGCGCAGTGCGCGTGTCTGAGGCAGGAAGATGTCTTGTGCTTTGCCGCCCTCCATTTGAGGTATCTTGTCACTTACACCTCCGGCCTCGCGTGTCAGCACGGTGTCGGCCACGGTAGACCAAATGCGCACAAGTTCGGGCAGGTTTACATATCCTGCAAAGCGATTGTTCTCTTTATACTTGCCGCTTGTGGAAAACTCCAACATCTGTTGCAGGTTGCCAAAGTTACGTACAAAATCATCGAAGTAATAAATGCCGTAGTCTTTCATCACATCGGCCGACATAAGATAGCGCATGAACGTCCATATCTCTGCGGCGGTGTTGGAGATAGGTGTGCCGGTCGCAAAAACAACATTCTTGCCGCCGGTCTTTTCAAGAACGGACTGTGTTTTGAGGAACACTCCCTGCGACTTCTTACTGAAAGACGGGTCTACACCTTTCACACCGCGCTGCATGGCGGTGGCAAAGCCGAGGTGCTTGTACTCGTGAGCCTCATCGACAAGGATAGCATCAATGCCCATGCTGTCGAAGTCCTCGACATCATCAGTAGCACGGTCGAGCATTTCCCTCGCTTTAACTTCTGCATTCTGTCGGGTCACTGCGGCTTTCTTAGCGTCCTTTTCTTTCTTCTTGTCGGTGGCTCCACCGTTGGCAAGTTGGCTGATTTCGTCTTTCAGCTTCTCAATCTCACGCTCGGCGGCACGAACAATCATGCTCCTTCCGTCCGGGTCTGCATCTTTCATCTGGTCAAGCACAAGCAATTTTTCCTCAATCTTGTCTTGGATAAATTGCGTCTGACGCTCAACGCTATCGGGAATACGCTCGAATACGGATTGAGGCACGACAATCATGTCCCAATCATTGAACTTGATTTTGGCATAGAAAGCCTTGCGACCCTCTGCGTTGCGGTCTGCATCTTCAAGGGTCAGCACTTTGGCATTAGGATAGAGAGCCTTTGCACTTGCTACAAATTGGCCTACGGTGGCATTCTGCACCACAATCATAGGCTTGCGGGCAGTACCGAGGCGGCGCATCTCCATTGCTGTTGTAATGAGGGTGTATGTCTTGCCGGTGCCGACCTCGTGAGCCAACAATACAGGCTGTGTCGTTGCGCGGATTACGGCCTTTGCTTGGTGCGGACGTAGACGGAACGGACGACCGCCTACCATTGTGGCGGCTCCGCCGAAATGCTCCGGCACAAATTCATCGGGAATTGACTTAGGCACGGAGTTGTTGAACTTCTCATTGTAGACTTCCTCCATGCGCATAGACAACTCCGGGTCGTTCTGCATCTGTTCACGCGCCCAATCCTTAAAGTCCTGTCGTATCTCATCAACCTTTGTTGCGCAAGCGGTTGTGGCCGCAGCATCGGTTTCGGTTGTAGTGGTGCCGTCACTATTCTTGGTGGTCTTGCTGACGGTGATTGTCTTGTTGGTGATTGCCGCCTCAATGAGCTTGTGGCCGGGGATAAGGATACCGAGGCTTTCACTACGAATGCCCATTTCCTTATTCTTAGGCTCGTCAGTCCAATACGGTTCACTCATGTGCCATGTACCACCGGCATTAGTAAGACGGACGTTTAAGTCGGTGCGCTCCTTGACAAAACGCTCATAGAGCTTCGGGTCTACCCATGACGAGCCAAGAGTAAACTCGATAAGATGCGCAGGGATATTCATAGGCACAACGGCCTCCAATGCTTTGATGTTGGCATCGTATGCACCGTTGGCGGCTTCGTTGGCTTCTCTTGCTTGGCGCAGCTTCTCACGGACGTTGCCACTAAGGTATTCATACGACACCTCCATTTGGCCGGTTGTCGGGTTCTCGAAGCCTAATCCGCTCTCGATAATTTCCTGCTTGACATCGGCCTGTGACTTGCCTAACTGTGAGGCGAGATATTCCGGGTCGATGCGGCCATACTTGTAGAGGCTTGCAATGATACCGTCCTTGACGTTTTTCGGAGCGGGTTCGCTTTCCTTTTCAACAACACGGCGACTGAAGATGTCGGTCTTGCCGTAGGTCTTAATCTTCGTGCCGTCCTTGCTGCCTTTTTCGGAGTAGGTTTCAAGAGCCACAATGCTTGAAAAATCAACATCATTGCGCAACCATGCAAGATTGTTGTTCTTGTTGAGGTTGCCATATCGGGCTACAAAGGTGTCGTATGCGCTGTTGAGGCGGTCGAGAAGCGGTTGCAGTCCTGCATCATCGTTATGCTCCGTCTGATATTTCAGCACATCGGCCAAAGCGTTTTTAAGGTCGGTGTAATCGGCAAAGCATTGTTCTTTGGTGCGTCCCTTGATTTTGTTCTTATTGAACGTCAGAGGCACGGCACTACCCATTCGGGCAACGCAGAGATTGCCGTTGCTGTCGGTCACCATGCTTCCCTCCTTGACATCTTTACCGAGAGCCTCGTTGATGTGAGTGGTCTGTTCTGCGACTGCGGTGCCTTGCTCCTTACTCCAATCCATTTCGGCAATGTGCTGAACCCAAGCGGCCATTCGTGCCGGTTGGTCGGCTGTTCGTGTCGGGAACAATCCCATAGAAGTAGGTCGGTAGGTGTCGCCCTGCTCAAAGCCAAAGAACATTTCGCCGCCCATGTATTCGGGATGTTCAATGAAATATCGGTTGATGAGCATCGGCAGGTCTTTCGTCTTGCCTCTATCGTCCTCGAAAGACGCGGTTCTCACAGGAGTAACCGTGCTTATGTCTATTGCATTTGCGCTCTTGCGGCCATTCACACGCTTACGCACAACGATAATGTCAGAAGTGGCCGCTGTGCCTCCGAATGTTTGATTGTTCATGCGGAACACACCGACAACATCTGCACAGCCCTCCTTGTCGCCAACGAGCCAGTTGCGTAGCTTCTGCGATTTGTCGAGTGTGCCGCTCGATGTGATGAAGATACCGATACCACCCTCACGGAGCTTGCGCACGTTCTTAGCAATACAGAAGTCATGAATATCGCGGAATTTCTTAGAGAGGTCGCTGTCGCCGCTTTCGTCCATGACATGAAGGCCGGTGACGAAAGGCACATTGGTAATTGCGAGGTCTACCGAGCCATTTGCGATGCGAGTTTTCTCAAATCCCTGCACCTCCACCTTTGCGTCTGGGTAGAGCAAGGAAAGAATGCCGCCTGTGGTGTTGTCAATCTCCACAGCATGAATGTTACTGCGTTCGCTGATTTCGGTAGGCATCAGTCCGATGATGTTACCAATACCGGCAGAACCCTCTACGATGTTACCGCCCTTGAAGCCGAGAGCCTTTGCAATATCCCACATGGCATCAATGACCGGCGCAGGAGTGTAGTAGGCGCTGTTGCGGCTCATGACCGCAGCTTCGTATTCTTCGGGAGTAAGTATTTCGCGGAGTCGCTTGTTGATAGGATTAGGCGACCATGTGCTTCCCTCATTGAAAGCAGAGCCAAGACCACCCCAACCACTATAACGGCGCAGGACTTCCATTTCTTTGGGAGTGGCCGTTTCGCCGGACGCGAGTAATTTCTTCGCTACCTCAATGGCGGCAAGGTTGGCATCAATACGAGCCTTTTCACCTTTCGGGGCATAGTCTACACCACGCTCGGCATGGTTGTTGCGAATATTCTTCGGCTGTGCTACGCCTCGTTCGCTCTTATGCTGTTCAGATACTCCTGTGCCTCGCTTGGTGTCAGACACAGTATGCTCTCCACCACGTTGAGCCATTCTTCCTCCGTCAGTTCGCTCAGCTTCATGTTCTGCGCTCGTTCCCAACGGTTCATTAGGTCGCGGTTGCTGTCCCCCTCGCCCGGCTGTTTCGGGGCGAGCTTGTACGTCAGTTTTCTCATGTGAATTATTTTTTGGAGTTGTTGAATTATTCTCTGCCTCACGCTGCTTTGCGAGTTCGGCCTCTACTTCCGGGGTAACGGTGAAAGGCGACTCTCCGCGCTCCAACATATCGGCCATATCCTTGACGAACTGAGCGGAGTCCTGTTTAGGCTCGGCCTCGTCAAACAGACCGCCGAATAAATCATTCATCGGCTGTTCATCGGGTATGCGTGATTTCTTTGGGGCTTTTAACTTGGCGACACGTTCAGCCATTTGCACCATATCCTCGCCCGGTTGAGGTGTAAGAGGAGTTGCAGGTTTGACCACATCTTCGGGGAGGTAATTGCGGGCCTCGCGGCGAATGGCCGTAAGCAGTTCATCATAGGTGACATTGGAGGCTGCCCAACAATTACGCCCTATGCGTTCAAATGAAACATATCCTTTTTCATCTGGCCACTCAACACGGTACATTATTCTATCCGTTTTTAGATTATCTCCTCGTCTACGTGAGTCTTGCTCTGCAACCGGTTCAAGACCGATATACATCTTGAGATGTCTGCCTTCGTTAAGTGGCAGGGTTATATAAATTTCCCCACCTGCAGGTGCAAGATTTGCTCGAACAGTTGTACCTTTCTTTACGTTCTTTCGCCCAAGAGGTGTTGTAGCACTCGTAACTTTGATGTCAATTCCAAGGTCTTTAACAATCTGTTTGGCAAGATTGGTAGCGTCTGATACAGCTTTTTTCTCTGCTGTCAGCATATAACCATAACTCTCATGGAATTTGGAGTCATCTTCCACTGCCTCATAGTAGCCGAGGAGGGCAAGTTGCTTATTGACATCCTCTATTTCTTTGTCGAGGTCACGAGAGAGTCTTTCGGCATCTTGCTCAGTTGTTGCAACTTCGAGTTCACTTTCGACTTTGCTTGCAACAGCCTCTGCTTTGTCTGCAATAGCTTCTGTATCTGCTGATGTTTCGTCAGCCTCTTTTTTTCTTTGCTCATTTCGTTGGTCTTTGAGGGTTTGAATTATTTGGTCGGTATGCTGCTGTGAGCTTTGCTCATCAACAATATGCTGAGAGGTGGCGATGATATCTTTGGCTCCGGGCTTGTCGAAATTATAAACGTCAAAAGCCTTGACTGTCTTTCGGTCGTCCATTTCCTCATCCCATCCGAGTTCTATCACCTCCTCCATGTTCTGCGCGGCGGCATAGAGAGATTTGAGGTGAGGACGCATATCATCGAAGATGTCGGGCAGCTCGTCTATCATCGCCTCGCAGTAGTCGGCAAAGGAGCGTAAACCGCCTTTCATCATAAGATATGTCATACGCGTACCCATGCGCAAGACTTCTGCATCCATTTGTTTGGGCTGTGGTTTGCCATAACCCTCGGCACTCTCCTGTACTATATCATCACCTTTGCCGAAATGGTTGCGGAGGTTGTCACGCAGGTTGTTAAACTCGTCTGCGTCCTCATCGCTAATCCATCTGCGTTTTTTCGGTTTGGTCTGTGTAGGTTCTACCGGCTCGGCATGGTCGCTCAATTTGGTTTCTCCTTTAGTAGATAGGTCGGCCATGACACCTTCAACGTTGACACGATTGACAGGCGCTTTCTTTGGCTTATCGCTTGCAGGTTTTTCCATGTCTGCAAGCGACAGCGGAGCCTCGTCTGCAACCTCGTCCTCGCTCTTGCCGACAATATCCTTGGCAAAGGCTTTCGCATCGTCGGCACTACGGAGCATCCAACCGCGCGTTTCACGGTCGTACCAACCTTTGAGAGCTTTGGCTTTCGCACGTAAGGTGGACAATTCCTCTTTGGAGAAATCGCGGTCAAAGGTCACAAGGTATGTGTCAAGCGTCTTGCCCTGCTTGTTGGTGTAGGGCTTAGGCTCGACTTTATAACCCTCGCCGGTGATAGCGGCGGCAGGTTGTGTCGGTTGCTCAACAGGAGCTTCGTCTGTGATTTTGCTGACGGTGGAATAATCGGCGAACGGTTTAGTCTTGCGGTGGCTCGACTGTACCCATTTGTTGAAGTCCTCGATATTAGTTTCGGAAATTCGCAGTCCGGGGTGCGTCTGTCCCCATGTAGCATCATAGTTGGCAAGGTAGGCGCTCATGGCCTCGTCCTTATTGTTGAAGCCAAGCATAACCTTGTGTTCATCGAATGAGCCGTCTGTATTGGTTTGGTCTACGACATACACCTTGCGGCCATTCCACATATCCATGTTCTCATGCAGGAACACATCTATATGGTCGCCGTCAACACCCTCTGTACCTTTGATGTAGCCGTAGGTGTTGGCCATAGTGGTACTCCATTCCTTACCATCTGCATCAATACCTTTGCGGACGCTGCCAGCAGGGTTCTCGATTGTGATGTCAAACTCGCCAATGGTAATATGGCCTTTCTTATAATTTCCTGCCTCAGCTTGCGCCGGAGTAGGCTCGGTGTTCACCTCGGCAGATGCGGCCTCAACTGCGGCCTGTACCGTTGCAGGTGCGGCATCTGTGGATTGAGGTGTTTCGCCCTCTACTGCTTCGACTCCTGCTGTGCTGCTATCATCTGAAGCTCCTGCTCCACTGTCGGACGGTTCTGTTCCTGTCGGAGTTTGTTCTCCGCTTGCAGGTGGTTCATTGCCTCGGAGTTCCCCTCCTTGGCTAACTTGATTGCGGAGAGCCACATCAGCACCTCCATTTGCGACATCGTTGTTTCCATTCTTCGCCGGTTGATATTCAAAGTTTAATACTTGGTTAATGACTTCCGCAAGCGGATACTCGGTTGTGTCGGCCTCATCAAAGAGGGTCGCGGCCTTTTTCCCTTGTGCAAGGTCGTACATTTGATTGAAATAGGACGCGATTGTCGCTTGCGACATATCGGTTGCCTTATACATAGCGGCCAAATGCAACGCAAAGTTACTAAAATTATCGGCCGGCATATAATGCTCAAATCTATCATCAAGGGCTATCGTTTGTTTGAAAGCTTCAACGGCTTTCAAAACCTCCTCCATTTTCTTTGCGTTGGCAAATGTGGGGTCGGACATCAGTTGATTGTAGACAATAATAGAGGCTTGGATTTCGGGTAACATCTTACCGGCGAAAGGCGAGTCCATATCACGGAATGCCGTTGCGAGGATTGCGCGTTGTGCCTTGGCCGGAAGTTTGTCAAACATTTCTTCCAACTGCTGTGATGCTCCCTTGAATACTGCTTGATAGAGAACTTTCTGCAAGTCGTTCTTGGCCTCGGCTGTGAGATTGCTCTTACTATCAAACGCAGATTGGAATTGAGTATTGCTGATAGCGCCTACTTGGTTCATCCATTTCATAACCTCAGTACCGTTGCGGTCTACGAGTTGGCCGAAAGACACATCTTCTTCGCCACTGCTGAGCAACATATTGGCAAACGTCCGCATATTGTCGCCGAGTGTTTGGGCAACATTCTTAGGCTTGATACGCTCGATGCCGCCACTCTCGGTGTCCTGTGCGGTCATTTGGCCAAGACGGATAGCCTCAGCATCATCGACATCGAGCATATTGACGAGGACAGGGTTCTGCATGGCGTTCACGGCCTCTGGGTCAATGCCAAATTGCTCTGCGTTGTCAATGAGGTACTGTTTATAGGTCTGCTGCTGTTGAGGCAGGTTGCTCTGCCACAGGTAGCGGAGTGCATCAGAGCGGTTGTTGCCTTGAATGACCTCGCCACGAGTATTGACAGTAGGAGCGCCGGTGTATGCCGTAACGCTGCCGGTGATTTCTTTCGGACGAATACCCTCGGCCATTTCTTTTGCGGCGAACATAGATACAGCCTCCGTGCGATTTTTGGGCTGTGCCTCCTCAATAAAGAACATGGGGTTACGCTGTCCCTGCACATGGGAGGGTTGCAACTGCGAAGCCTCAATGACGGCAACACGGCCTTTGGGCAGGTCTTTCTGTGAGAACTTGACCTCAACCTCATTGCCGACAACACCCTGCACAGGCTCTTGACGAGTGAACATCTGACCGCTGAAACGGCGCACACCTCGCTTACGGGCATTTTCGGGTGTGTCCATGTGCCATTCGGGAATTCCCTCCAATGCCTCGCGTTCAAGTCGTGCGGCTTCTTCTCGTGCCTCTCTCTCGGCTTTCTCAGCCTCAGCACGTTCAGCGGCAAGCCTACGAGCCTCGACCTCCTGCTGTGAGCGGATTGCACTCTGACGAGCGTTTTCAACTCCGGCCATGCGCTGCCACTGCTCATATTCGGCTTGTGCCTTTGTGAGTTCAGCGGTGTTGGCTTTCTTTGATGCAAGTATCTCAGTCGGGGTCTTGCCTTTGGGTTTGAGCTTCTGTGCTTTCTCAAAAGCCTTGCGTTTCTCCTCGACCATTGTGTCGGCAATCTCTTTGGCTGTGGCCGCATCGCCCTCAGAAAACTCAACAAGAGCGTCCCAACCTACTTCCGGGCTTTCGGCCTGTTCAAAGATAGGTTCGTTCTTCTCATTACGAGGAATGCGTTGCAGAGGTGTAGGCTCTGCCTGTGCTGTCAAGTCGGGCTGAGATACATTATCTACCTGCGGAGCTTCGTTAGTAGCAGGGGCAGGAACGACAACATTTCCATCATCGACAGATTGCTGTACGTTTTCAATAGGAATTTCAGTTTTGGGAACGGTTTCCGTGATATTTACACCTGTTTCCATAGGATTGAGGGTTGTTTCCTCAGTTTTGGGAACGGTTTCAGCGTCTACGGGAACAAGTTGTTGCTCCATAGCCCTGCGCTGTTGCTCGTACTCGTATGCCTCAAGCATACCTCTACCGAAGTCGGTCAGTCTTTCGGCATCGGTGCGCAACTCGCTTATTTTGGCAGTCAGTTCACTATCTGAAATCCCCTGCGTTTCATCTATACCAAAAGAATATCCCTTGTCATAGTCCTCAACATTGGCTACACCTTCTTGGGTCGGCCTGTTGGGGTCTACGGGTTGAGGTTCGGCAGGTTGAGGCTGTTTCACTTCCTGCGGCTCATCGGGAGTGTATTCAGAGAGAATGTTGTCAAGTTCATGCTCTGATGCGTAGTGGAGTTGTTGCAGGTCGCCCTCAACATAATACTCGTGGTTGCCGTTTTCATCGACAAAGCCGGTAAGGACACCGCGTGTTTCCGTGCCGTCAGAGTTGCGTATCTTGATTTGGCCTGTTGTGTACTTTGGTTGAGGCTCGGCCGGTGTTTCGGCTTCGGGTGCAACATTATCTTGCGGCACTTCAACCTCAGCAGGATAGCCCTCATAAGACAGAATAGCATCGGGGGACACCATTTCAACCTTACCTGTTTCGAGGTCACGAACGACAATAGAGGCATCGCTACGTTCATTGTCAATCATTGTGCCGTCCTCCATCATAACGACACGGCCACTCAATACCTCAACAGGGCGGTCTTGGTATTTCATGACGGCACGGCCAACAGGCTTCTGTTCGCCTCCGGGCTGATGCGGGTCGTATTCGGGTGTTGTGGGATTATCGAAACGAGGGTCAATAGGTGCATCGTTTGTGGGTGTCGTTGCTTCGGGTTCGTCAGTCAGAAGTTTCTGATTGGTGATGTCCTCGGCTTCTGCGTCCTCAACAGTATTACGCTCTTTGGCATTTTTGGGGATAAGCTCATCAAGATATTCATCAATGGCGGTTTGCTCAGCTATTGTGCGGCGGTTGGCCTCTTTGCGGATTGCATTGTCGATGTCCACACCATATTTGTCATTGATGCGGCCTCTCATGTTGTCGGTAACACTTGTTTCCTCAAATTCGCCCATTGCCTCAGTTACCTTCCGGAGAATGTTCTGCTGAGCCTCGTCAAACTGCTTGTCGCCGCCACGAAGGTTGTTGCGCCGTGCTTCTTCACAGGTACGGTAAACCTCAACCATATCCCAACCGTTTTCAGCGGCAACGGTGCGGCAAGCCTCCTGCAAACGGTTCTCAAAGTCGGCAGTCTGTTGATAGCGTTCGCCGATTTCTATGTGGTTCAGCTCTGTTTGACGTTTGATGCGCTCCAATTCAAGGTCTGCGGCCTTGCGGCTCTTGAACGAACGAGAAGTGATTACACCATTGGCACCCTGCGACTCTACAATAAAGCCTCCCTCGCCGTCCTCGATGAGTTCACCTTTCATAACGGTAGACTCAGGGAGCTTGCGCCCGGTGGCATAGTAATACATCTTGGCTCTTGCAGCCTCGCTGATACGAGGGTCGGTTACCATGTCTGTAAGACGGCTGACGATTTCGGGAGCATTTGCGGTAATAAGTTCACCTTTTGTCGCATCGCCGGTACGCTCTGCGCTCTCAACGAGTTCACGCAGGTCGCCATAGCCATGTTTGCTAAGTTCTGCCGCCTCGTCCTTTGTAAGTGACAATCCACCGTCAGAGGGAGCGTCCATGCGCTGACGCAGACGGCTCTCGAAGTCTAAGCGGTTCTTGCGGCCATTGGTCGGGCTGTCAAACGAGGCTTTGAGGTCGCCGAGGACGTTGCCGGCACTCTTTATCATGTGCTTGGCCTTGAAGCCAACCATCATAGCCATGTTGTCAGTCCACACGTCCATAGCATCGCGATTGCCCTCAATCCATTCGGGAACGGAGAAGATTGTACCCTCAAGCATTGTGGCGCCGGAGTAGACTCCTGCACGTTCCATTACCTTTAAGCCGGTGCTTGATGTGCTGCGCACAAGTTTGTCGGCCACATTACCCGATACAGGAGTAAGCCAACCGATAGCACCACCCATGAGAAAACCATGCGCAGCTTGACCTGCAACAGCGGAGGCAGAGTAGCCCTCGTTGAGGTATCGGCCAGTATCGTCCTGTCCGACAATGTGACCGCCATGCGCAAATTGGGTTTCCATTTCTTTAATGCCCTCAAATGTGCCAAAGTTGGCAGCACCTCCGGCGATACCACCGATAACGCGACCTGTCATTGAGGTTGCAAACTGACGTGTAGCGGCATTGGTGACTGCGGCAGTAGCTCCGCGACCTGCGAGGACACGACCACCGGCCCACATTGCACCACGAGTTGCCATACCTCCGACACCTGCGGACATCCATGTAGTCGGGTCAAGAGCGAAGCCTGTAACCGTACCTGCAACATCAAGTATTTTGTGACCGTCTTGGCGATATTGTTCATTCGCTGCCTCATACGCGGCCATATCGCCTGTTTTCTTCACACGATTAACCGCTATGCCTTTGCCGATATTCGTAACTAAATTCATATCGCCAACCTTGCGCATGAAGTATTCAAGATTGCTCTTAGGTAAGTTCTTTTCTACAGCAAGGTGATACATTCGCAAATCTGACTGCTGTCGGGCAAACTCTTTGGCTTTTCCATACAGCACAAGGTCATCAACACCGGGATTGCGGCGGCGCAGCATCTGATAGCAATCGTCTATAAGAGATTTCTGACCCTCCTCGCCAAGATTGTTCCACGCATTATCCATTAGGACATCCATGTCATGGGTAGTCAATCTATCGGTGAAGTTGTCAACGGTTTCCATTTGCTTAAAGGCAACCGCATCAGTACTGTTCATCGCAAAATTCTGCACATTGAAATTGGCTGCTTCGCGATTGCGCTCTGCCTTTGCATTGTAGGCGCTCTCTGCGGCCGACCATGCCTGTTCTGCTGCGTTTTCCCCCTCGGCAGGATTATGACGTTGCCACAGATACGAAAGTTTTTCGTCAAACTCACGCTGTAAACGCTGTTCCTTTGAACGCTTACCTGCTTCCGTGTTGTTTTCCCACCAATTATGATACTCGGTGTTAGCGTGGCTCTGCTCCATTCGGGTGCCGACACGCTCACCCTGTGTAGTGTAATAGTGGGTTTCCATTTTGCCGGTCTGAGGATTAAACTCACGCTCACCCATAAATGCACCGGGGCGATTGCCTTTCTCGATACCCTCCATACGCTGCTTGAACTCCTCGCCCTGCTTTTTAAGTCGGGCATTAGCTTCGTCCATCTGCATTTGGAAAGCTCGTTGTTGCATAGGAGTAGGCTTCCAACCCTCCGGCTGTGCCGGTTGAGAGGAAGTCTGAACTGTGGGCTGTACCGATGCTTGCTGAGCCGTGTTGTCGGTCACAGGCTTAACGGTCGATGTCGTCTGCTGAGGTTGTGCCTGTGCTTGAGGTTGCGCAGGTTGAGGAGTGACAGCGCCGATGTCCTGTGAAAACGTATCGAAGTCGGGGAGAGAGTAAGCGCCCTGCATATTATTGTAGAACCGCTTGCGCTTCTCCTCGTCCCTCATGTCCTGTTGGAATGTATCGAAATCGGGCAATGAAAAATGTTTCAAGCCATTCTGATACAATCTGCGTAAATTGTCGTTGGGATTAGCCATATTATATGATAATAATTGTCGGGTTAATAACCTGCGGGTTTATCGCCTACCTCCAAACCTGCAACCTGCTTGATTGCGTTCTGCGTGGCCGGAGAACTTTCTACATTCGCACCGATGGCGATAAGCATAGCCTCTGTTGTCGGTGGCTTGTAGTCAACTACGAAGCCATTTTGCACAATCGGGTCGCCTTGAACCTGTGAGCGGACGTTGGCCGGCAATGTATGATAAATGCGCGATACAGTCTGAGCATTGAGTTTGTCGAGTGTCAATGTGACATTGCCATTGCCCGAACCGAGGTTGAAAGTCATTTGACCCTCTTTCAAAGAATGAGCAAGGCGCTGTGACTCCATATTGATACGCGCTCTCTCATTTGCGGCACTAACATTGAACTGACGCACACTCTCCTTGAACTGACGCTCCCAACGCTGACCTTCTTCTTCGTGCCATTCTCCCTGTCGGTCGAAGTTGGCTTGCCATTGACGCACACGCTCGTCATAATCCTTATTACGGAATGCAACATCATCGGCACGGTCTTGGCGACCTGCGTCAAATGCTCGGTCTTGTCGGGCGAGGGTCTGTTCAGTCTGCCATGCCTGTAAGCCTCGCTGTTTGTCGGCATCTTTCATCTTGCCGATAGTGAGAGCATATTGCAGATACTTATCGGCATCGGCATCGCGCTGCGCCTTTTCCTTGTCGAAACGCTCCTTAGCCTTAGCCGACATTCCCTCTTTGGGATTATACATATTCGGGGCATAGTGATGAGTGAAGATGAGGTTGGCGACAGATTGAGCAGCGTCCGACACTCCGCTGATAATGCCCTCTATCTTTTGCTTACGGCGCAACTTCTTCAGTTCCTCCTCCGACAAAGGCTTAAATTCGGCCATGCGCTTTTCAAGCTGCGGTATAAGCTCCTCATAACTGCTTGCCGAGTATTCAGCCGGAATAGTCGTTGATATTGGGGTCGAGGTCGTAACCTTTGTGGAGGTAACAGAAGATGAACTACCACCTGCCGGGGGCGGAGTGCCACCACCGGCAGGTGCCGAACCCGCAGGAGCAGCCGGCTGTTCATTGCTGACAACTGTTGTCCGAGGGGCTATAATGGGTTTGTTAGAGTCTACCATAGTTAGAATACGCTTGCCATTGCAGAACCGGCTTGTGCTACACCTTGCACTGCTTGCGCGGTGTTCTGAGCCTTTGCCTGTTCAAGATTATTAAGTTTGTCGTTGAGTTCCTGCTTTGTCTGCATATACTGCGACTCGATTTGGTCTTTACGGCGCTCACCATTAACAGCTATCTGCGATGTTGCATCTGCGAGAGCTTGATTATTGGCTGCTTTAGCCGCCGCAATACTTTCCTCACTACTCCCCATGACCGCCGCTGAACCTGCGGCAGCTTGGTTTCGTTGTCGAATATTCTCATTAGTCATAGTAAGGATACGTTGTGCATCTGCACGTTGTGTCGCGTCCTCATTATATCGGCGGTCATACCAATTTTGGTTTTCTTTCATCTGACCCTCGATATTTCGCTTGACCTTTTTCATTGCCTTTGAAGCGCTGATACCACCGAAAATACTTGCTCCGATACCTAACGCTCCTCCGATTGCGCTGCCTAATATGCCCATATCTGTACGTTTTTATAGATTACTTACTTGTAGCTTGTTTAGCAAGGTCGATAATGCCTAAATTGGATACCTCCACCTTGACCGCCCATGCCTCCTGCTGCTTGCATCATTGTTTGGGAGAATTAAAAAGTTATAATTATGGAGCAAAGGTAAACCCATACCTTTGTATCGTAACTTTAACTTATTAGTCATGGCACAAGGACGAAAGACCGGAGGCCGACAGAAAGGTACTCCAAACAAACCCAATCCGCTCAAAGAGCATCTACGCGCCCATTCAATGGCCTACTTTGCACCACGGCCACAAACGAATGGGGACGGCACCCCACGCAAATTAGAGTTTAGAACTAAGGAGGGCGACATATACAGCACCGTAGTTCTGCAAGATGCAGACGGCAATCCGCTTGTTGTTTCCGATTTTGAAGTTGATATGATGATGATGGAGGCAAAAGACCGCGCCGCCATACAGGAAAGGTTGCTGCGGTATCACACACCGCAGATGCAATCAGTGTCTGCCGAGGTGTCGTTGTCAGGTGATATCACTACTACAATCGAGGAGCGACTTGCGAAGCTCGCTGCCGAAAACGACAACTAAGCCGTCTATTTTTGTCTACATTTAGACCGCAAGCCGGGCGCAAATCGCTCGGCATTTTTATTTCCCCATTTATAGCCATTCTTTCCCC